TGGCGGCAATGGCCGCCGGAACGTGCTTATACATTCCGTTCATCACGTCCAGCATATCGCGGGATACGCACGCGGCTGCAGGCTCGGCGTTTCCGGCTTCGGCTTTCAGCATTTCGTCGCAGAAACCCCGTTCAAGCGCTTCGTCGGCGTTCATCCAGGTTTCCTTGTCCATCCATGCCTTAATCTGCTCGTCGCTCTGTCCGCTCTTGGCAGCATAGAAACTCCGAATGGTCTTTTCCATGCTCCGAAGGTGCTCCGCTTCGTGTTCCAGATCTTCCGCGAAACCCCAGGCGATTGTCCACGGGTTGTGAATCATAAATTCGCTTCCCTCGGCAATCTGAACATGGGCCGTCGGAATGGTGGCAATGATCGTCGCGGCGCTCGCGCACAGTCCTTCAATGCGAATCGTGATTTCCTCAAATCCGGCATTGACCAGAATGGAGCGCATGGCCACGGCTTCAAACACGATGCCGCCCGGGCTGTTAATCCGCAGCAGTACCTTTTTCGCACCGTCGGCCCGAACCTTATTGATTTCGTTCGCAAAGTCGCTGGCGCTCTTGTCGTTTGGGTACTGCTCTTTGTAATACTTGCTGTAATCCTGCACGATTTCGCCGTACAGCATGACTTCTGCAAGCTCCGTATCCTCGGTGCTCATTCTCACGCTATGCGCGATACGAAGAATCTCTCTCATTCGTATACCTCCTACATTAACTTGGGCCGAAGGGGTTTAAGGGGGCGACCGGAAAGCCCCCTTATTCCTCGTCCTCTTCTTCAGACGGAACGAAGTCCGGCTGTAACTGAAGATCCGCCAGGGCTTCGATTTCCTTACGCCGCTGCCGGATCACTTCCGACCAGTCGTTGCCGTTGTACTCGGCGGCTTCCTGTTCCTCCGTGGAAAGGTTGTGCTGGATCCGCAGGATTGCGGCTTCCACTTCCTTCCTCGGGTCTACATGGCCCATGGTGACGCCGTTCCACATACACCCGCACCATGCCCGCCGGATGGCCGGATCATCGAAGAAACCGGGCGCTTCCACCCGTCCGATGGCCACGGCTTCGCTCAGCCACATTTCCCAAATCTGCTGGTTGAACATCTGGTTGAACTTCCGCCGGTAAACCCGCACGGTCTTCCAGAAGTCCAGCAGCGCGGAGCGGCTTGCGGTGTAGTTGCTGTCGTATTTGTGAATCAGCACTTCCTTGGGGATGTTCTGCCCGCTGCCGATCAAGATTTCAAACGTATCACAAAAACCCTGGAACGCGGTGTTCTGCCGCAGCGGGTTCACCGTTTCAATCTTCTTTCCGGGCGGTAGGTCGTAAATGGCCCCGGGCCGCAGCTCAAGGTTCAGATCGTTGTCCGTTACCTTCTCGTCCTCGTCCACGCTGTCTTCCAGGCCCACGCTCGCGCCGTCCGCGTCGTTGATGATAAACGCCGTCAGCATGGAGGAAACCACCTGGGCCGCCAGCTCGGCGGTAAGGTACCGGTCAAACTGCTTCAGATATTCGATGCACGCCGCCACAAACGGAACGCCGCGCCGCTGCTCGGGCCGCTCGTGGGTCATAATGTGCAGAATATTCGGATATCCCGTATCCTTCCCGAAGGCTTCAATCGGGGTATAGGTCAGCTCTTCGCTGTTTTCCTCGGAAAGCGGATGGCGGCTGGTAATGTAGTACCGCACCACCGCGCCTTCCTTGTCCAGCTCCACGCCGTCCACGATTCGCCCGCCGTTTTCCAGCTCCGTTACCTGGCTTTCACCGCCGCTCTCCGGCGTACCCACCCGGTCAGCTTCCAGAATACGGATTGTCGTCTGGTAGGGCGTCCGCTTGTTCTCCTTCATGCCAAACAGGGCGAAACAGTCACCGCTCACCAGCATGGACAGGAAGGCCAGCTCCTGCAGGCCGTAGAAGTTCTGCTGCCGCTCCGCGTCGCACATGGCGCTCTCGGCCCAAAGTTCAAACTCCCGCAGCGTGTTCCGTTCCCATTCGTCCCGCTTTTCGTCGCTCAGCTTCAGCAGTTCGCCGTCAATCTTTGGCTTCGGCTTGATGCCCCAACCGACAACGTTTGTCGTCAGCGTGTTCGGCCCGCTCCGGGCCAGGCCGCCGCCCGCGTACAGATCCCGTGCCCGCTTCCGCAGTAAAGCGCCGTGTACGTCGATATCGTCTTCCGCGCCGCCGCCGCCCACCAGCCAGCCAATCATGGTGTTCAGCGTCGTGCTCGCACCGTGCCGCCCGAAGTAACTTGCGGACATTTTGATCGCCGCGCTACGCGCCGCGTCCGTGCTGATATCCGCGCCGGTCTTCTCCGCTTCCTTCTTCATCCGCCGCTGGTACATTTCGTTCCCGCGCTTCGGACTGAAAGCGTACAGCGCCCGTTCCCGGAAATTCGCTTCCTTACCCATTTTTCAGTCCTCCTTAATCTCGCGGTACGACAACTTGTACCCGCCTGCTTCTGGCTAACCCTTCCAGCTTATCCACAAGGCCCGCAAAATACTTAATCATCTTGTAAACCTCGTCGATATCCAGCGCGGTATATTCCCGGTTTCCGATCCGGTAATGCTTCGCGGTACCGTTGGCGATTTCTTCCGCCGCCGCTTTCCACAAGGCAAGCTGTGTTTTCGCTTCCACCAGCGTAAAGCCGTCAATCATCTTCTCCGCCACGGCGATACCTCCTTAAACTGTTAAACGGTGATGCCTTTTGACACCACCGTTTTCCGCTTTTTCTTTTCCACCTGGGCTTTGGTCTTGACTTGTGTTTCCTCTGTAATCCCGTTAAGCGCCTTTTCGATCTTGTCAAACTGCCAGTGGAAATACCGGTACGCCGCCCGGGCGTAGTTCCGGCAGTCCAAAGGCTCATTGCGCTCGTAGGTCTTTTCCCATGCCGTCACGGCCTGGCCCATCTTCCGGTGAATGACCATCCTTTCGGAAATCAGTCCCCGGAAAAACTCCATATCGTATCCGGCCTTGTAGTCCCGGGGGAAGTGCATATAGCGCGGCCCAACGTCCTCCACGGCGGAAGCGCTCATAATGGCTTCCTTGCCGCTGTCAACGCCGATAATGAACTTCGGGCTTTGCGTCTTCCCGTTGTCCTTTTTCATCAGCCGGACGTATTCCTTGCCTTCGCCGCCTTCGCCCTTGATAGGGAAGATCTTCCGCCCGGCCCGGTACCGCTTCGCGCACTCCCGGTAGATATCCTGGGTGAAATGGCCGCCGCTGTCGATAAACGCCGCCATGACGCGCAGCGCCATGCCGTTTTGCAGCTTCCACTCCCGTTCCATCAGCTCGTCCACTTCTTCCCAGACGCCGCTGGCGTCGGCCCGGCCCGGAATGATGCCCCGGGAGATACCCCAACTCTGTTCGTCCCGATCCCACGCCACAACCTCATATTCAAGGCGGTTGTCCTGCGTGTCCAGGCCCATAGTCAGCACCAGCGCCCCCGGCGGTACCTCCGCGCCGTAAATCTCGCGCCGCCCGTACAGCTTTTCCGGCACGCCGCTCCGGTCGCGGACTTCCCAGGTTTCGCCCAATACCGTATTGACGAATACCTTTAACAGTTCCGGGTCGTCCTTGCTCCGCAGGAACATCCGGCAGATATCCACCCAATCGCTCCACGGACTCATAAAGGCGTTGAGCTGGAAGCTCCTTACGCCGGTTTCAATGGCCTTCGGGTTTTTCGCAACCCACTTGGCCGGTTGCCGCTTCGTGTCATATTCGCCGGTTTCCCGCTCGCATACCGGGCATTTCCACCGCACGTTGCGGACGTGGAAATTCTTCTCGCCGTTCTCGTCCTGGTATTCCTCTTTATCAAACTTGATATGGTCAAATTTGATATAGCTGAAGTTGTGACAGTGCGGGCACTCGGTATGCCATTCCTCCTGCGTTCCCGTCATGTATGCCCGCTCGATCTTGCTCGCCCCCTTGACCGTCGGCGTGCTGGTCAGCACGATTTTCCGGTTGCTCTTGTAGGTTTCTGTCCGTCGTTCCGCCAGTTGTAACGGATCGCCTTCTGTCCCGGCGCTGGCCGGGAATCGGTCAATCTCGTCCATGAACACGTAACGCACGGGACGACCGGCAAGCTCTGTCGGGCTGTTGGCCCCGGTAAAGGCCACGCTGCCGCCGGGGAACGTCTTCATGGTAATGGTGTTCCCGCTGTCGCGGCTCTTGGCTTCGTAAACCTTGTTCTTCAGCACCCGGCACGCCCGTATCATGGGCGCTACGCGGCGCTTTGAGAAGTCCTCCGCGAAGTTGTCCGTCGGCTGGACAAACAATATCGGCCCCGGGTCAACGTCAATCGCCCGGCCCATCATGTTCAGTTCCAGCTCCGTCTTACCAACCTGGGCGCTCGCCTTAATGGCAATCTTCCAGATTCCCGGTTGCGTGAAGCTGTCCATGATTTCCCGCTGGTATGGCGCTCTGTCCGTCCGCCAGCGGCCCGGTTCCGCGCTTGACTCGGAAACAAGGATCCGGTTTTCGTCCGCCCACTCGCTCACCGTCTGCAGTTGCGGGGGCCGGAACATTTCATAGGTATAGCGTATCAGTTCGCCTAACTTGTTCACTGATCCGCCCTCCTATTCCTCGGCTTCCTCCTGTTCTTCCGTTGTCGGCTCGTCCGCCGCGTAACTCGGCAATGGGGTAGCCGCTATATTGTTAAGGACTCTGCGGATTTCGGCGTCAATAATGCTGCCGATTACTTCCACGTTGTCCAGTCCTTGAACCATCGGGGCAATGGTACTCGGCAAGTGAATCATGCCCTGCATCACGGTGTTCGCCACGTCGCCCCACGCCTTGCGGATATCGTGTACGTCAATCAGTTCGCCGCGCATCCGCTGAACTTCCAGCGTCGTCTTTTCCGTCTTGACGATCTCGTGCCGGGCCTTCACCGCGTCCAGGTCTTCCATGCCCTCCGTCAGCTTTTCAATCTGCAGCGTAACCCACCGCTGCACGAAAACGGCGGCGTCAAACTTGCCGCCTTCGCCCTTGACCAGCAGCTTCCGGTTGTCGTCCTGCTCCCGGTCAATATTCCGAATCTGCCGGTCAGTTTTACCCACCAACTCGGCAAGCTCCTTCTGCATGAGATAAACTCCCATGGAATCCCCCTTATCAGATTCCCATTAAGAACCAGAAATGGTGTTCCAGCCGTTCCATCATGTACGCCTGGATATCCTGTTCCATTTCCGCCTGCGACCGAACCAGCGGCGGCTGCGGAACCGCCAGGCCCACAACCTTGTGAATCGGGAACCGGCTCGGGCCGGAACGGGTCATTGCCAGTCCGCCCATCATAAACGGCGGCTGGCCGCCCTGCCATGCTGGCATCCGCGCCGGGAGGATACTTACGTTGCTCTTGACGATCTTGGCCCGAATCGCCCGCGTGCGGATATGCGCTTTCCGCTGCCTTACGGTACCGTCGGCCATGTGTACCTGGGTGCCCTGCACCTTGTACGCGCCGCCGCTGGCCGCGAACGTTCCGCCGATGCTGCCGCGTGCCGTCTTAATCGGGATCCGCGCCTGGTCTGTGCCGACCATCACCGGCGCTCCGACGGCGGAGCCGATCCATCCGGTTTTCATCCAGTATTCGTTCGGGATATCGTCCTTCGCAATCTGCTTGATATGTCTGCCGGTATCCCATAGCGTCCGCCGGAACAGCTCGTGCGCTTTGTTCGGGGCCATCACGTTAGCGAGCTTATTCATAACGCCCATCGCTTCCGATACGTCAACTTGGATATCAATACCGACGTAGGCCATAAGCTCACCTTCTTTCTGAAAGGGAACGGGGACTATGCAGGCATAGTCCCCGCGAGCGTCACCGCTCTGATAACATAGTCCCGCTGATAGCGGGTACGGTACCGGACTCGTCCGGCACTCAAAGGCAGGCTCCGAAGAATCCCTGCCGTGATTCCAAAGAAAAAAGCCGACGCTTTAGAGCATCGACCATTTCCGAACCGTTAGACGAATGGATTACCCTCTGTGGCGTTCGGTGCCCTCCGTGGCTCCACCCACTTCTAACGCGGTAGCATAGTATCATACCTTGACACTTGTTTCAAGTGGTTTTTGGCGCTCCCAGATACTACATATTGTGCAACCTTAATTCTTTTTGCCATCGTCCACCAGGCAGAAACGCTCCCGCCAGGCTACTTTTTTCATGTTTTCGGCTTCCTCAATCTTCTGCCGCGCCTGGTTGAATTTCCACTCCGTCATGTTCAGCTCCCGCATGATCTCCGTCTTGCTGATATCGTCAATGTAGTACATCTGCACAAACGTTCTCATGGTGGAGCTTTCAATCCCGTTCAGAATCCGCTCCGCTTCCTTCAGCGCATGGACGCACTCCTGCAGCCGTTCCCCGTAAATCCGGTTCAGCTCTTCCACTTCCGCCAGCGTCCCGTCCATGCCCGGCGCGTTCCCGCCGCCTATCGGCATCCCCGTCATGCGGCGCGTGATATTGAACAGCCGTTCATACGTCCATTCGCCCCGCCGCTCCACGCTCTCGGCTTCCTTGAGGATATAGAAAATCTGCGTCAAAATCGGGATATCCCGGTTCCGTACCTTCCGGCTCTCTTCCTGTTCCATGTTTCCCTCCAAATCCGAATACGTGTTCGTATTTATCCGAACGTCCCGCAGTAGGTAATCCCGTAATCCTTGTGGGCCAGCAGCATAATGCTGTCAACGTCCTTCAGATACAGTCCCTGCCCGTCGTTCATCGTCACACACATTTCAGCTTCCGCAGGCTCCGCCCGGCCAGCTTCCAGCTCTTCCACCCAGGCAATCACCGCCTGCAGTTCTTCCAGCGAATTGAAATACTCGCACCGTTCCGCGTCGCACGCGTCATGCGATACGCACTCACTGAGCCTTTTAATCGCTTCCGTCGGTCGTTCCATAGAAAACCTCCTTCGGCACGATCACGATCTCCGCGCCCAGGCCGTCTTTCCGGCTCCATTCCCTTATCTGAAACCGGATCCCGTGCATCAGCGCGATTCCACTGTTGAAATAGCAGGCTTCCTTCCACGTCCGAAACGTCAGTAGGGAATAGCCCTTCTTCTTTCCGTGATAATTCAGTATTTCTTTCTTTTCGTCCGGCGCGTTTGTTTCCCGGAACACAGCCAGCGCCGGATGCGGCGCGAACCACCGTCCGCTTTCCTGGTACCGCTCCGCCGCACTCGGCAAATACAGAATGTATCTCACTCTTCCTTCCTTTCCCGGTTAAACCGCCAGTCCCGGATAGCTTCCTGCGGGTCAACGTGTTTCGCGCTTTCCCGTCCGCAGTTCCAGCACTTCACATACCAGCACTGTATCGGTGCTTTCTTCTTCTCAAGCTGAACCTTCAATACTTCGCCGCACTCCGGGCACGCGTCCTTCACTGAGAAACTTCTTGTGAAACCCTGTTCCATAATGCTCCGCTCCAATCTAAAGGACTTTTACAATGCGGGCAGATCTTGTCCTTTGTGTCCACCGCCCCGTGACATTCCTCGCAAACATACCACCAGTTCCACCCGCCGCCTTCCATTTCAACGGCTGCCGGTTTCTTCTCTTCAGATTCCATGCGTTTCCTCCCGTATATCCCTTACGTCCCACGGGTCGCTTGCCCGTAAATACTGCCAGCTCTGCGGCGGCCTGTCCACGCAGAACATACTCAATGGGCGCGGCTTCACAAAATACGTGTAGTCCGATATATGCCAACCATATACCGTCCCGTTTCCCTTATATTTAAGAAATTCCTTGACCGTGACGCACGTATGCAGATCGTCTTCTTTTGTAAGTTCCCGGCCATTGATAAGGCTTTTCCCATCCTTCCAGTCAATTTCCAGGATCTTGTCCACCGTGATAACCCCGACTACCATTTTCAACCGGTCAATCATGTTGTCCGGCGTATTCTTGTCAATCTTGATAATCAGCGGTGTGTCGCTTTCCCAGATATCATCCTCGTTCCAGACGCACTCTCCCTTATGCACAACGTCCATAACGGTATATTGGCGCTGTGTGCAGTACACGTATGCCTTGAATGGCAGGGGAAGCGCCGTCGGCCAGGTCTTCCGCAATTCCACATTCTTGTGTCCGTGGAAGATTTCCCCGGCGTACTTCGGCCTTATGGATATCAAAACCGCTTCCTTGTGCATAATTTCCTCCTACGCCCAAACCTTATAGATATACTTATCCGTATACAATTCCGTTTCTATTGAGTGCCGCCACGGTCGTTCGCCCGGCTCTTTTCCCCATTTGTCTGAATTACTGAATTGCTCTTCCATACGTTCTTTGTGGTGCTCGTCTTCAATGAATACAATCAGCCGATCTCCACGGATTTCCCATACAACCACTTTGTCCATCAAATGAGAGAAGAAACTTTCATCTTCGTTAAGCATTTCTTCCCGCGTTCCGCGCCCGATCAGAAGATTCTGGTCGTAATCGTTTGTCAGATAAACGGAAAACTGTTGCGAATAAACCGACGAATCAAGCAATCCATGTAGAATCACATTATCCCTCCCAGCTCAAAAGCAGACTGATGCAGAACGTAAAGAATACTGCCAGGAACAGCACGATATAAAAGAACTCTTCGTCGTTATTCATGCTTTTTCTGCTCCTTTCTCTGCCGGTTATACTCCCGCTTTTTCTTCCGCTGGATATCGTTCTTTTCCCGATAATAAGCGTCCCGTAGATCTCTGAAGTAGCACCGCGCCACAATGCAGCTCGTCATGTGATGCCCTGGGATTTTCATATTCTTGTAATCATAATGGTTGTCGTAGAACGGTTCCCGCGTAAATTCCGCAGTCACGTTCCATAACGGCACGTCAGCATAATACTCTAACAACCGTTCTACTTCCGGGTAATGGTCAATTCCTTTGCTGTCCGGCGTTCTTTGAAAGGCGTTCTCCGTCAGCCAGAAGTCGTGGATCCGGTGTCCATTCTTCCGTTCTTCAATCCACGCGTTACCCAACACGACGTAAATCTTAACCAGTGTCGTATATTCGTGTATGCACCGCAGAAACTGCCATAGCGGCACGGTGTACGGTTTTGCTTTGTATTCCTGGTAATTCATGCTAATCTCCCATAATCGCCAGTTGGCATAGTATAGAGCACTCTTCCATAACCTCTTCGCTCATTTTGCCCTTGTCCTCCGGCAGTTCGTCCAGAAAACAGTCTTTCAAAATGCTGTGTCCGATATCCCGTTCCATTTCGGCCCGGGCTTTGAACACTTCCGGGAAGTCCTCCCGGATCTTGTTCCAGTATCCGGCTCCGCCCTTAACGCACCCGATACAGTTATTATTGCTGTATCCCAGATCATACATAGCAGGCCGCTGAATCCCCAGCGTTTTAAGAATCCCGTGCGCGTCCTCCTTCGTTAGATTCCGGTCAATTAGTGGGAACTCATGCTTCACCTGGGGAAATCCTTCCCGGATCCGCTCTGCCCGGTGTTTTTCGTTGCAGTCCATACCCCAGACGTAGGTAAGATCCTCCGTCATGTGATCCAGTTCCCACCGCTTCCGCACTTGCTTTTTCAATGCCCGTGTGCACGGCGCTCCATGCGGCCCGTTCACATAGCGCACAGACCGGCAAACTTGCTCCACGTTCCGGTAGAACAGGGAAGACAGTATCGTTATCGGCTTGCCAATTGCCTTCTCGCAGTCCCGGATAAAACGCATACTGTCCGGGTGTTGGTCTTCTACGTCAATGTAAATCCACTCGTCTACGTCCTTTGCCAGATACCCCGCAATAAAGCTGCTCACTCCTGCAGAAATCCAAACTACTTTCACACCGACCACAAACCAGAACTCGGTCTATGGTCAATCTGCTAATCCTCCCATGCTACCGGCCCACCTGGGCTTTCACGCTGTAACAGAAGATTTTACGCCGCCCTTAAACAATCCAGCGGCAACCCGGTTTCACCGGGTTAGGTGTTACTCCTTTCTCTGTTCGTCCTCATGTTCTCGCCGCTTCCTCCTTGATTTTCTTCATCCGGCACTTGTCGCAGTCCATATCCAACCGTTCGCACTCAAAGCAGGCTTTCTCCGCCGCTTCCAGCGCCCGGCCTTTCCAGCGGGTCACGTCCTGGGTCAACCTTTGAATCAGTCTGTCTTTCTCGTCCATCCTCCGCGCTCCTTTCCGCTGGTTCAAACTTTCCTGGCTTCCACGTCCTGTCAAACACGATATCTCCCATGTGCGTTACGCCGTCCGTAATCTGAACCAACGCCCGGGAAATCCGATACCGGTAATCCTCTTCCCATATTTTGAACTGTAATGCTGCTTCTTCCAGGCTGAGAACGCTGTCGTAGGTGTTCAGCGTTTCTCCTTCGACCGTCTTTGCCACCGGCCAGTAGGTGATAAACATTACTTTTCCTCCCACTCGTCGCAAACGTCCTCCATGCTCACCGGTTCCCGGTAATTCTCGCTCTCCGGGTTCCGGCAGATCCCGTCAAACGGCGTCCACTTCCGGCAGTTGTCGCATTTTGCACCAGGAGGAACCACGGATACAATCTCGCTTTTACTCCCCGTCGCCGGATTGAACATCCAGATTGCCCCGCCGACCATCCGGGCCTTGCGCTTCGCTTCCTGCCGGGTGTTGAACCGCTTCGCGTCGTGAACGTATATGCTCCACAGGCTGTCCGTCGGAACGCGCAGCAGATCCGGCCTGCTGCTCTTGAGCCATTGCCCGCTTTTCCCGACGATATACTGATCCGCAACCCTTACCATACGTTCACTTCTCCCGCTGCTTTACTTCCTTGTCGTCCCGATTGAACTCATACCCGTACAGCGTTTCCTCCGTCATGTACCGGAAACCGCAGTTTTTACATTCCCGCCGCCGCATCACGCTGAAATTCTTCTGTTTCCGGCTGTCATACACCAGGCTTTCCGGGCTTTTGCACTTCGGGCACCGGATCCCGCGTTCTTCATTGTCCCGCTGTTTCATGTTCCGTCCTCCCGGTTTTCTTCAATGCTCTGCTTTGCTGCCCGCGCCGCCTGTTCATCCAGCCGTTTTTCCAGCACAACCGGGCACGTCCACGGGCTTGCTTCGCACTCGTCGTCATGCCAGAGCTGGCAGGAGCAGCACGTTTCCCGGACAAACTCGTAAATCTCGTCCTCCGTGTATTCCGGGTCACCGCCTTCGTCAAAATAGGCGTTAAACAGCGCGTCGCAATGAATGTGCCGCTTATGCTCAAAAAATTCGCCGTCATACCGTCCGCTTTCGCAGATATACTCCCGGCCCTTGCGGATCTTCTCGCCGCAGAGCTGGCAGATATGCTCCTTTCGGCCCTTCCGCTGCTCAATCTTGTAGCACTCGACGCCCATATCAACCCTCCTTTGCCGTCCAGTCCGGTTCCAGACCGGCTTCCACGTTCTCTTTTCGCCGGGCTTCCCGGGCTTCTTCGCGGCGTTTCCAGTCCTCCGTGGCGTCCCCGGTACCGGCGAATATCGGCGCTTTCCCCAGGCGGATATCTTCCTCCCAGCGGTATTCGTCAATCTGGTGCGGCTGCAGAACGTGGGCGCTCTTCCAGTCGTCCAGGATCTTCAGCACGTAAGCAACCGGCTTTCTCGCGCCTTCCTCCGCCGCAATCTCAATCGCCCGGGCAATCATCACCGGGGCCATCTTCATGGCATGGCCCACCCAGACCAGCTTGTTCAGCTCCGCCGGGTAAGGATTCCGGCCAACGAATCGGCCATAAGCGCCGCAGATCTCGCTTTCCCGCTCCGCCCTGTCCGGCACAATGTCGTTTTCGTCCTCGCGTGCGCGTGCGCGGCTGTTGTCTTCTACGTCTTCTTCTTCATCATCCAGGAACCGTTTTGGTACGGTATAAGTATCCCTGTTTATGTTTGGATATATGTCCCGTATGTTGCCCCCGGTGTTGTCCCGTATGTTGTCCCCTGTGTTGCCCCTCATGTTGTCCCGTATGTTGTCCGTATTTTGCGGATAACATGGAGGATAATCCGTATTTTTGTCCGCAAAATCGGGATAACCTCCGGGGCACTGATAGATCATCTTGTATTCCGGTACCGCCTTATTCCGGTTTCCGGCGCGGAAGTCGATCAGTCCGAGCTGCTTGAGCCGGTTCCGCGTCCGGGCCAGTGTGTCAAAGCCGCCAGGGCAGTACGTGAAAACCCGGTCATTGCTTACGGGGATGAAGTCGCCGGGCCACTCATTGCCGTTTGCTCTCTGGTTGAATATGTGCATCAGCCCATACCACAAACAGCGCTCGTTGGCCGTCAGTTTCTTATCCGCCGCGTACTCAATAAACCGTTCGATTTCACGAACGTAATTGACAATCGGCATCAGTTTTCTTCCTTCCTGCTTATTTCATCGGCCTTTCTGGCCATTTGCAGATTTCGTCTTCCACGTACATCATGTGCGGCGGAATGGCGGATTGCGGCACCGGTACCCGGATAATGCCCTTGTACCGCTCCGCCTGGGCCAGCGCCTGCCGGTAGGCGTCCCGTACCGCGTGAATTACTACCGGCTTTTCGTGCCGCTGCACCATCCGCACGCACTCGTCATTCAGCGCCCGCGCACGCTCTTCCGGGTCAAGTCCCTGCCGTTTCATGGATTCTTTCTTCCTCCTGCCGCGCCCGGGCTTCAAAAACGATCCTCGCAACCTCCGTCGCCTTGTTCCAGCTCTCAATCTGGCTCATGGCGACGCCGTATTCACACCGGGGAATCTCCCGCAGGCTTCCTTTGCCGTACCGCAGAAGCACCGCCTTGCGGATCATCCCGGCCAGCTTCGTCACGGCCTTCTTGTCGGTGACGCCCTTCCGGCTCAGAATATCCACGGCCTTGTCCCGTGCCGCCGTCGTCAGATACCGCGCCTGCGTATCCGTAACGGGTGTGTTCAACCGGCTTTCCTTTTCCAGCGCTTCCAGCCGGTTCCGCATTACATCCTGGGCCGTGGCGATATGCTCCACCGCTTCGCTCATGCGCTTCATAAGGGATCCCATGCTTTCCAGCATAGGCCGCATAATCTGTTCAACCACACTGGCCACAACCTGGGTGCTGACTTCCTTTCCAGGATCCATAAGCTCTTTTCCTTCCTGCGCTTTCAGATACGCCGTCTGTTCTTCCCGGTATTTCACCGCCCCGGGCGAAACGCCGATATCCTCCGGTTTGTAACCGCACTCGTCCAGGTACCAGTCAAACGTCCCGGAAAGATACTCGCCGTCAATCACTTCTGCAGAATCAATCATGGCGTCCCCGTAATTCGGATCGTCCGCCGGGAAATGCTTTCTGAATATCTCCATCCGGTTCATTCAACTACGCCCCCGTTCCCGACAATCGTTTCCATGGCGGCCAGCGCCTTTTCGGTGAAGTCCCGCAGCGCCAGCAGATCCGCCTTAATGCGCTCGTGCTCCGTCGCGCCCATCGTGGCGAACGTGGAGTGCATATAGGGCAGGCGGGAATTGGTATCCATGAAGTCCCGGACGGAAGCGTGAATGGCTTCGGCGCTGAGAATATCCGCCGTGCTCCTGTCCGCGTCGCCACGGGCAATGGTGCTGGCATTGTCCAGGTACTTCCGGTTCAGCTCGTCGTACTGCTCCTGCAGCTCTTCCAGTGCTTCGTCCTTCGCCTTCAGCTCCCGTTCAATCCTCCGGCGCTCCGCGTCCAGCGCAGCGCTCTGCTCCGAAACGCTCCGGGACGCTTCCCGGGCGGAATTGATAGCGCCTTCCAGTTGTCCTTCGGCCAGCTCCGCCCGTTCCTGCAGCTCTTTGGCCTTCAGCGCGTAGTCCGCCCGTTCCGCCCGCAGGACTTCCATTTCCTCTTCCAGCCTTTCCCGGGTTTCCTTCTCGGCTTTCCGGGCGGCGCTTTCCGCCAGGCGTTTCCCGTTCTCCTGCTCAGCGGCCACGGCTTCCCGGGCCTTTTCCTGTTCCTCGGCGCGGATTGCCGCTTCCCGGGCCTTCACTTCGGCCTGCAACGCCCGGGCGCTCATCTTCTTTACGTCCTTCTCGGCCAGCAGCTTGTCCCGTTCCTCGTCGGTCATAGGGAGTAAAATTTTCAGCTTACTGGTACCCAGGGCCGCCATTTCCTGACTCAGTCCGTAGGTTTCGTAAAGCTGCATGAAGATTTGTGCCTGCCGTTCGGAGCATCCGGCGTTCTCGTCAATCCACTTCAGCCATTGCCCCCGTTCGACAACCTCTTTTGCTTCCGTCAGTACGCGGCCCAACTGTAGCATATTGAACTGCGTCTGCATGGAATAGAATTGGGCTTCCCGGGCCAGATTCTCCGCAAGGGATAATCCTCCCGAATGGTTGGCGTTGGTCAGTTCGTTCACTTGTTTTCCTTCCTTTCCACGTTTTTATTTATGTCCTCCCGGCCCCTTCAGCTCGTCGAGCTTCACAGGATCCGCGCCTTTCGGCGCGAACGGGTAAGGCATCCACCATCGCATGAAACGGTTGTCGTCGAGCTGGTGCGTGTTGGCAACCATCGCCCCGTTGAAGTCGTGCCAGACGATAATCCGTCCGTTCGGCCCGCACTCCGCTTCCGTCGGCTTTCTGTCCGCCGTTCGGAACCACTCGTATTCCTTCACCGCTTCACTCTTTCACCGCTGCCGCAAAGTGCACTTTGTCTGCAGCGAACTCTTTTACATACTGCATGGCCGCAATGGCCGCAATCTGGCTTGTCATATAATCGTCATGGTCTTGTTGGCCCATACCTTCGTGATTGATCCGAAGAAGCATATCTGCCACAATCGGGGCAGCTTTCTGGATTTCGTCAATATAGTCTTGCCATTGTTCCTTAGTCAGTGTCTTTGTTTGAAGTTTCATGCCTTTTCCCTTTCGCATGGTCAACAAGCGCTTTTAGCAACTTGTCAGTGTCTACTTCTATTCCGTTTCGCTTCAGCCGTTCGCAGAAACGCTTTTTCACCGTCAGACTGCAATGCTCCATGGCGTCCTCCCAGGTCGGGTACCGCCCGTGCTTCCGTCTGAAACGGTGCTGGTAAAGAAGGCTGTTCTTGTTGTGCGGTTCCTGTCGCCCGTGAAGCTCACCACACACAGGGCAGGCTCCGTCCTTCGGCGGCGGGATCGTCAACCGGCCTTCCCGCAGCTCAAACATGGAACAACCTCCTTTATCGGGAAAGATAGGGACGGCCAGCCCTTCGCCCTGAGTACCGCCCCTTCGCCCGTCTTTCCGGGCCGCCAGTTTTATGCTGACCGATTCCTCCCGGATTATCAGCTCCGGGCGGCTGGTCTGTGGGGCTTTCGCCCTGGCGTGCGTGGCCGGAGTCGAACCGGCCTGCGGCGAGTAGCACATCCTCCGTTCCCGGTCAACAGGGGAGCTTCTTCACCCTTTCAAACCCCGGGAATGGCCCGCCGCAAAACGCATCCGCACATGATAGGCGTAGTAGGAGTCGAACCCACAACAGGAACGTCCATGGCCGTTTCCTCCTGTCTGCTGCTCCGTTTATATGCAACATACGCCCGTGGTGCCCGTCTTTCCGGGCTGTCAGCAGATCTCTCTTCGACGGTCTTTTGGTCAGTCTGCAGACCGCAATTACAACATACCGCTTGAGGGGCTTCGTTTCGGGACTTCCTAAAACCCATCCGACTGTCCTCCGCAAAATGCGGGTGTCCACGGAGAATTGGAGCGGTAGAGCGGAGTTGAACCGCCCGGGTGATGGATCCGGCGCTATATTCGGGTTAGTTACCATGGCAAACCGCAACAACCTATATCACGAAGAGGAATCGTTACTTGTCATAGCGCCCGCCCGCTGCCCGCTACCGCATATCCCTGTCTTTTACCTTCCTGGCCCACTTGAAAAGCAGCGTTGGACGGAAATGCGGACAGTTCGTCCTTTTGCACTCGCTCCGCTTGCTTCCGTCATACCCGCAGACCGTGTATACCTTCCGGCCAATCTGTATCGTCCTGCCTTCCATCGTGCAAGCCTTCACCTTAAACCTCCTGGATTTCGATATCCCATAGCTCCCGCATGAGCTTTTTCTTGATCTTGTACTTGTCACTTTCCCTGGTGGCAGGGCTTTTCACGTCGTACACCGCTTCAATCGTGTTGTCCGGGCGAATCGCCACAAAATCCGCCACGTATTGCAGCTTTTCCTTGTCCGCCAGGTCGAAGGCCACTTGCCGCAGGACGCATTTCAGCTCTCCGGCCCGCTTCCGAAGCATCAGTTCTTCATAGAAACGCGCTTCCTTCCGGCTGTCGAACTTCTTCCAACCGATATAGGTTGGCTCGTTCCCGTACTTCCGGCGCTTTTTCTTCTCCGGTATCGGCGGAACCTTGTCCGTAATCTCCACCGTCACCCGCCCGGCGGGCCGCATGGTCACTCTTCCGTCCGGGTTTTCTGTGATATCCAGCGCGTACACTTCGCCCCGGGCTTCCGCTTCCGCGTACCGCCGCTCAATCTCTTCCTGTGATATCGGATTCTTGAACGCGTTCACAATATCCCGGATTTCCCGCGACGATCTCCGCACCGGTTCCCGGCCCGTCCGCTGGTATTCCCGCAGTTCTTCCGCCGTCCAGTGTTCGCTCATACCTTCCTCCCGCGCAGCGCCCGCCACGCCTGCCGGATCCGCCAGCGAAGCGGCGGAATCTCCGGTTTGTACTGATATCCGACAAAATCCCCGTCGTCCGTTGCTTCCTTCTGTCCGCGCTGAGCGTCCAGCTCCACCGCCGCTTTCATAAACATACCCTTCGTGCCCTGCACGTAAAACTCGCTCTGTTGCGGCGGATAGTAAACGCCAATGGCCCGGTCGTCCAGGTAGATATCCGCAGAGATTTTCCGGCTGTTTCCGCCGTATTCTTCCACCCGTTCCGGCAAATTGTCGTTCACCGCGTCAAATTCCAGATCCCGGGCCAGGCACCACATAATCGCCGCCCGGAGCAGCATCCCTTCCCGGCACGTAAAGAGAATCAGCTTGTCGCCGTTCTTCTTGCACTCCTTCAGCCATTCAATCAGACCGGTGTTTTCCTCTCCGATATCCGGCCATTTGCTCTGGCATAACGTCCCGTCAAAGTCTACCGCAATAACCTTGTTCATATTTCCCCCAGCCGGATAGCCGCTCGCCGTCGTCCTTAATCCGGTACCGCTTAAAGTATTTCGTGACACCAGACAATCTTCATGTGAGCAGAGAAAGCAGGATGCTCATGGAGAAATATCTCCTTCGCCTTTTCCCTTGCTGTCATTTCGTCATCTGCATATATGGTTCCAGAATATCCATGGAAAGTAAGACATTCAATGCAGTAAACGTTGTATCTTCTCATGTTTCAGTTCACAACACCGCATCCTGGCGGTATCCCAAGTAGGCAAGCAGGCTGTTCTTCATCACATGGAGCCGGTTCCCACTGAAATAGCACTTGATTTCCGGCGGGAACATCTTCTGCCGGGCCATCAGCGTGACGTTGAATCTGTCCATTTCCAGAAAATGCGCTGTCACATCCGTTCCGACCGTCCTCTTTGGGAGCGCGGCCAGCTCTTCCAGCGTCATGTTCCGCACAAACTCCGGTGAAAGTCCCTTTGAAGCCACTCCGCGCACCGCCTTTCTTATCCGTATCGGTGAATTTTTCTCTTACAGCGCTTGCAAACCCACGTACCGCCCCCAACATCGTAGAAGGGATTGAAGATAGGATTTTTCTTCGGCATGGACTCCCAGCGCATTTCCCCGCCGCATGGACAGCGGTTTCGCAGCTTTCGCGGCTTTCCATAGCTTTTCATTCCGCGTCGATATGATCCGCCAGCTTTTCAATCCAGATTTCCACATTGCCGTATGCTGGTACCAGACAGATCTTGAACTCCGGCCCGACAATGCAATGAAGGTTTTCTTCCCCTTCTTCGGTGAGAACGTTCACCACGTCCGGATTGTTGTCGGCCAGACCGGCGATGCACTCATTCACTCCGGCGTCGCTGCTCATAACCTCCGCTTCCCACTTGTCGCCGTTCTCCGGCCAGCGGATCCACACTTTTCCTTTGCCGGTGTCCACGGATATCTGGCCATACTTCTTTTCTTCCACTTTAGCCAACCTCCTTATTTTCTTCCGCCGCTTTTGCCGACGGATATTGCCACTTCACGAAGAACCACGTCCAGTTGAATTTCAGAAACTTTGCGATCTTCTGCGCGACTTCCGGGGACGGCCTTCTTTTGCCAAGCTCAATGTTGGTATAAGCCGCCCTGGAAATGCCCGCTGCCCGGGCTACTTCCTCCTGGCTGACACCTTTTTTCCCTCTGATTTCTTCCAGCGTCGTATGTATCACCATCCCGTTGTTTCGTTGTGACACTTATATTAGTTTCGCTCCGACACTTTGTCAAGGGGTTTTTGGAAAAAATGTTTCATATTGACACTATTGTTGTTTGTTTCATTCTGACACATTATAATAAAGCCGGGGTGTTGCAAATGCTGTATATCAAGCAGATAAGGGAGAAAATCGGCAAGACACAGCAGGAAGTGGCGGACTATCTCAAAATGCAGCGGGCATCCTACGCAAACATAGAGAACAACAGGCGCGATCCAGACACGGCGACAATTCTTGCACTTTCTGAGTATTTTCATTGTTCCATTGATGAAATGTTCGGAAGGGATCCGGCCCGGCTCCCGAAAATGACCGAGGACGAGCGCCGCGCCGCCCGTCTTTTCTCCGATCTCAGCGCCGAAGGCCAGGAGAAAGCCCTTGAATACCTTGAATTTTTAACCGAGAAGGGATATATAAAAACTGCCAAGAATGATATTCTACATACGGAAACGGGCGCGTGACGTAACCCGCCCATAAATGGAGGATATCCCATGAAACGCACCGTAAAATCCCTGGCAGTTACCACCCTTGCGGCCCTTGTATACAGTCCCGCCGCGCTGGCCGCCACGAACTATCCGGCCATCCAGCCGAAGCACAAGACCGGATCCGACGCCGGGCAGGGCGTCTTTGCCTGGGTTGTGAACAACTTCCCGTGGGTGCTCGTCGGCATAGCGGTTTTCTGCTTCATCTGTGCCGGTATCGGCTCCGCCCGCCGAAATAAGCAGTATCAAGTCCGCGTGGAACGGCTCCGGGAACTGGAAGCCCAGCACGCCCGGGAAAAGAAGCAGGAAGATATGGAGTCGTTCCGACACCAGGTGTTCATGCGTCAGCAGCGAGCGCTTATGAGTGATTCGATCCGCTACGATATCCTCAAGCGGGACGGGTACCGCTGCCGCATCTGCGGTGCTACCCAGGCGGACGGCGTGAAACTCCACGTTGACCACATTATCCCGGTATCGAAAGGCGGACGCACGGAGCCGTCAAACCTCCAAACCCTCTGCGAGCGTTGCAACCTGGGGAAGAGTAATAAGCTCTGACCGGCGAAGGACAAAAAAATAGCCGCCGGGTGCTACTCCCGGCGGCCTGCAAAAACTGTTCCAACGCCAATCGAAACCATTTTGCCTTTATAGTATATCACGCGTTACGTCACGCGTAAAGGAGAATTTATGCTGAACTGTCCCCGCTGCTCCCGGGAAATCCCGGACGACGCCGTGCTCTGCTGCTACTGCGGCAGGGTGATCGTTCGGAAAGCCCCGTCGAAGATCCACCAGCGCCCAAACGGCACCGGTTGTGCTTTCCAGCGTAAAGGGCAGAAGACGTGGACGGCACAGTACACCGTCCCGACGGGCTGGTACCTGGACGAGAACGGCAAGCGCCACCGGAAGTATAAAACAAAGGGCGGCTTCAAAACCAAAGCCGACGCGCTGAACTACATTGAAACGCTCCGCAAGGAGAACGACCGGAAACCCTGTCCGCCGCTTTCCGAATACTGGAAGCAGTACAGCGAAGGCGATCTGCTGAAACTCGGCCCGGATAAAATCATGGCGTACAAAATCGCCTGGCGGCGAATGGAAAAACTTTCCGCCCGCCGCGTGGATACCATCAGCCTAAACGAAATGCAGGACTGCGTGGATACCGAAACAAAAACCTTCTACCCGGCAAAGGATATGAAGCAGCTTTTCAAAAAGCTGTTCGCCCGCGCCGCCGCCGAAAAATACGTGGACAAGGATCTGCCGGAGTTTATCTCCCTGCCGGAGCTGGAAGAAGGCGAGCAGACGCCCTTCACCGAAGACGAACAGAAGGCGCTCTGGAAGTGCTACGAATCCGGCTGCCGTGACGCCGCTATCCCGCTCATAATGATCTACACAGGCATGATGACGGGTGAAATGGAAAAGCTCTGCCGCCCTATGATCCATTGGGACGAAAATCTGATTGTCGGCGTGTCGCTCAAAACCAAAGTGCGGAAGAAATCCCCGGTATTCTTCCCGGACGATATCAAGCCGCTGTTGGCGGACTTGTACGCCGCCCAGGAAACGCCGATATTCACCAGGCACAAGACGGACATTTACGACCGGTATTACGCGGCGCTCGCCGCTGCCGGTACCCGGAAGCTCGTTCCGTATTCCTGCCGCCATACCACGGCAACCCGCCTGGCGATCAATGAGAACATCGCGCCGCAAACCGTCAAGAAGGTAATGCGCTGGTCAACCTCCAAGCTCCTTGACCGGTACGCTCACCCGGACTACGCCGACGCCCTGGACGCGATCCAAACGCTAAATGCCCCCACCGAAAAAGCCGAAGGCGAGTAATGCTTATGACGTTTCCATGACTAACAAATCCGCTGCGTGGGTTGATTATCAACGGAGAAAACTGCCCTGCTAAGGGAGTAGTGTCAGTGATGGCAGCCCGGGTTCAAATCCCGGCTTCTCCGCTTAAAGAAACCCGCGAGCAAGAAATTACAACGCTCGCGGGTTTTGCAATCATGTGATTGCATTTTTATTCTCTGTAGGTGTCTATAGATGCCCGTTGGTGTCTATGACTAACACTACGACTTACACAAAACAGAACGGAAATTTTGAAGAGCTGAACCGGAAATGCCGAACCAGGCAAATTTCCGGTTCGTTTTCTGCTGCCGAAAGCTCGCAGAAAAAATCCGAACATTAAACCGCGTGCGCGTGCGTGCGAGCACCCTACGAGCGGAAGGAAATCAATAAAAAAAAGTTATAAACTAACGAAATTCTGGGTCGCTGACCACCGCACGTCGCCGCCCCGCCGGGAGCAGTACCTTTCATTTCAGCGGATCGGGACAGCTCGCGGCGACGGCGGGAGGGGGACTATAGGGGGTGGGCTGTAACTTACTTGACGGATACCTGGGCCGCCGCTGCCAGATGTGGGAGGGGGACTATAGGGGGTGGGGTGTAACTTGAACGGTACCGTATAGCGGCATGATGTGGCACCAGGTAACGGCGACGGCCCGGCCCTGGCTCCGGCTCCGGCTCCGGGATCCGGCGACGGCTTCCGGCTCCGGCTCCGCGTCCAGCTCTCAGCAGACGACGACGGCCCGGCCCTGGCTCCGGCTCCGGCTGGACGGATCCGGCGGGCCGCTGCAGATCCGGCGACGGCTTCCGGCTTCGGCTGGCCTTCTGCAGATCCGGCCCGGCTTCCGTTTCATTCTCCGGGAAACTGTTTCTTTTACCATTTCAGCAGACGACGGCGGGACGGCTCCGGCGACGGCTCCGGGATCCCTTCCGGCGACCTGGGCCGGGAGTAGCTTCCCGGGCCGGGAGCTTCCTGGCCGCCTTCCAGCTCCGGGAGCTTCCTGGACGCCTTCCGGGATCCATCCGGCCCGGCGGCTCCGGCTCCGCTTCCGGCTTCTTCTTTCGCTGAAGAAAAAACCATTTTCAAAACCATATCAAACAGCGACGGCGGGACGGCTCCGGGATCCCTTCCGGCGACCTGGGCCGGGAGCATCTTCCCGGCGGCCAGGATCCGGCCCAGCTTCCCGCAGCGAATCCGGCGAATTTTTTCGGAAGGGGTTTTATATTATATCTATAACTACCAGATACCAAACTTATATAGGCCCTTTTCTGGCCCGTTTCCGGCGTCCTGGCCGGGAGCTTCCTGGCCCCGGCTCCGGCTCCGGGATCCGGCCCCGGCCTTCCGGCCCGTCAAAAAATTTTTTTGCCCGGAAAGTATAGATTTTTCGGGCCTTCCAGCGTTTCCGCCCAGCTTTTCCGAAAAATTTCTGAAAATTTGTGCTTGACAGGGGACAAACCCCGGGGTTATACTCTCAGCAGACCGGGGAACAAACCCCGGAATCAAAGACAGAATGAAGGGAGCATGAAACAATGAATATCAAATGGTTTAAGAGCTGCGAAACAATGGACGAACTGAAGGCCGAATATAAGGCCCTGGCGAAGCGCTGGCACCCAGACCGGGAAGGCGGCGACCTTAAAGCGATGCAGGAAATAAACGCCGAATACGACTATCTGGCCGGGATCCTGCCGAAAGTGAACGCGAAGGGCGAACGGTACCAGCCGAAAGACCGCGAAGCGCCGGAAGCCTTCCGGGCCGCCGTCGTCGCCGTCCAGAATATTCCCGGGATCCTGGTTGAACTCTGCGGGGAATGGCTCTGGGTAACCGGAAACACCAGGGAACATAAAGACGTATTCAAGGCCGCCGGGTATCGGTGGAGCCAGAATAAGGCCGCCTGGTACTGGCACGAAGGCGAATACCGCCGGAGCGGAAAGAAAAAGTATTCGATGGACGATATCCGCCGCCGGTATGGCTCCGCCGCCGTCAAGTACGACGAACAGGAAACGCTCCCGGCATAATAGCCGAAACAATGGCCCCCGGGCCGTTGTCCGTCGGGGATTGCCGCCCGGCGCTGAAGATGGCAGGCAGAACAACAACGAACGAATAGAAGGGAGCAAACGAAAATGAAGACTTATACCGAATGGCTGGCCCTGGGAGAAGACCGCTGGAGCATCCGCGAAGCGCTCCGGGCCGACGTGAAAACCCTGCAGAACGTATACCGGGAAACCCGCGAAGAAGGCCCCGCCGCGACCGTCGCCGCGTTCGTCGCCGCCGTCGGATATTCCCGGGCCGTCGCCGTCGTCGGTACCCTGGTAAACCGGCACGCCTGGGACGGAAGAATCTCCCGGAGCGTCGCCGCCTGGGCCGCCGCCCTGCCGGATACCTGGGACGAAGAAGCCGCCCAGCACTTCAGCGTATACGTTGACGACGTTATCCACCTGGCACATTTTGACCAGATCGCCCGGGAAATGAAGAAGACGACGCCGCCGGAAGACGACGGCAAACGCCCGGAAACCATTTCCGCCGATACCGCCCCGGAAACGCCGGAAACCATTTCCGACGGAAGCCAGGCCCAGGAAGCCGCCCAGGAAGCGCCGGAAACCATTTCCGACGCCGCCCAGGTGGAGCAGGAAGCCGCCCCGGCTCCCGTCCCGGAAGCCGTCGCCCTGGCCCCGGAAGCCTTCCGGGCCGTCGTCGAATCCGCGCCGCGCTGCGGCCTTCTGCTGGATATCCAGCCCGGGGCCGTCCAGTATCGGACGGAAGACGGAAAATCCCGCTGCATATATACCGACGCCGTAACGGTTGAATACGGCGGCAATATGGCCCGGATAAAGTATCACAACCGGGGCAGCCGGGGCCAGATAACCCTTGACCGGAAACACGACTGTTTCCCCGTCGCCGCCGTCGCCGCCGGTACCGTTTCCCCGTCGGACGCGCTCTGGGATATCGTGGCGAAGCTGGTCACAGATAGAAGTGTAACCGAAAAGGATGCAGCATACTTCAAGTATACCGCGAAGCCTTCCGGGAGCCGGAAAAAAGAGCTTGCCGAAACAATGAAGTATACCGCGAAGCTGGCAGATCTGGCCGCCTGCATCATAAAGCACGCCGCCGACGGGATCCCGCTCTTTATCCACCAGATAGCCGAAGACCTGGAAGCCGTCGCCGCCGTCGGGAAAGAATACGGCCAGGGATTGACAGCCGCGAAGCACGCGGAAGCCGTCGCCGCCTGGATCCGGGAAACGCTGGCCGCCTGCATGAAGGCCGCCCAGGAAGCTCCCGCCGCCGAACGCCCGGAAACCATTTCCGCCGGAAGCCCGGCCCCGGAAGACGACGAAAACACCGTTATTCTGGTTGAAACCACTTTCGACCTGGTGAACGGCGGAAGTAGCTCCCGCCGGATCCAGTACAACGCGAAGACCGGGGAAACGGAAACCATACCGGAGAAGAAGCCGGAAGCCCTGCGTAAATTCGCCGCGTATTATGAAGACTTCCCCTATACGGCCCGGATCTTCCCGGCGAAGAATAAGAAGGAAGCCGAAGCCGAAGCCCGGAAATACCGCCGGGCCTGGCAGCTCCCGGCCCTGCTCCGGGTGGAAGCGCTCAGCGAAGAAGAAGCCGCGAAGCTGGAAGCAGAACAGGCCGCCCGCTGGAATATCCCGAAGCCGGAAGAAGCCGCCCCGGCTCCCGCCGTCGCCCAGGAAGCTCCCGCCGCCGCTCCGGCCCCGGAGAAGGCCCCGGAAGCCGCCCAGGAAGCTCCCGCCCCGGATCCCGTCCCGGAACGCCCGGAAACCATTTCCGCCGGAAGCCCGGCCCCGGAGAAGAAGCCGGAAGCCCGGCCCGCTCGCCAGGCCCCGCAGAAGCCCGCCCGGGGGCCGGGAAGGCCGCTGGACTGTATCGGCCAGATTCTTTCCGGGAACGGCTGGCAGATTGTTTTCGACGGATCCCTGCAGCGTACCAGGGTTATCATAGAAGAAGCCGCCCGGGAGAAGGCCGCCCCGCTGGCCGAAGCCGCCGGATTCTACTATTCAGTAAATACGGATAGCTGGCATAAAAAGCTAACCCAGAAGGCGAAGCGGGCCGCCGAAGCCCTGGCCGAACAGCTCCGGGCCGCGTGCTAACCACCGCCGAATATTTCCCCGCCCCGGGGTATTGACAAAGGACAAACCCCGGGGTTATAATCCAAACAACAACCGGGGACAAACCACGGAAGAAGGGAGCCGCCGAATATGTTCGCTTATATCGTCAATCACTTTCCAGCCTTCTGCATCCTGGTTGCGTTCTTCCTGTTCACCGTCGCCGCGCTGAACACTGGCCGGAAGCGCCGGGCCGAAGCCGCCCGGATCCGGGCCGAAGAAGCCGCCCGCGAAGCGAAAGAAGCCGCCGCCCGGGAAAAGCGCCGCCAGGCCGCCGCCCGGAAGGCCGCCCAGGAAGCCGCCGCGAAAGTGAACGCCGCCCGCCTGGCCGTCGTCCAGCAGCAGAAACGCGAAGAAAAGGAAGCCGCCCGGGAAGCCCGGGAAGCCGTCCAGCGTGAACGCCGGGCCGAAAAGCTGGAAGCCGCCCGCCTGCTGGCAGAGTATAACGAAAGATCCCTGCAGGCCGCCCGGGCGCTCCGGGAGCTGGAAGAATCCACCCCGGCCCCCGTCGCCCAGGAAGCTCCCGCCGCCGCTCCGGCCCCGGAAGCCGCAACGGCTCCGGCACAACGCCCGGAAACCATTCCGGCGGGTGCCTTCTCCGGCCAGGTTGTTTCCTTTACCGGGAAGCTGCAGAGCATGAAACGGGCCGACGCTATAAAGGCCGTGCAGGCCGCCGGGGGCCGCGCTTATGCAGACTTTCCCGCCGGTACAACTATTCTGGTCGTCGGAACAAATCCCGGCCAGAAGAAGCAGGACAAATATGATAAATGGATCGGCCAGGTAAAGAAAATCACGGAAGCGCAATTTCTGGAAAGACTGAAGAAGGGAGCTTGAAACAATGTACGGGTATTATGAAGACGAAAGCCGCCGGGCCGGTTGTGAAAAGACAGCCGCCGCGCACCGGGAAGCCGCCGCGCTTTTCCCGGCTATCCGAAAGACGTTTGAATCATTCGACGGGAAAGTGTTCAACTGCCGCCTGGAAAAAGCCCTGCAGGAAGCCACGGGCCGCCGGGTATTCGTTCGGAAAGACAGCTACAGCCTGGAAGTATACGCCTGGTTTAACGACTATCGCGGAAGCTCGCACTACACTCTGGCACATATCCAGGTTGAAAAGCTGATTGACGGGAAGCGGATCCCCGCCGCGCTGCTGGTGGAATCCGCCCGGGGATACCGGGAAAAGCATCTGCAGGAAGCCGCCGCGCTGGATATCGCCCCGGATACCGTCCCGACAACCGCGCAGCATATCAAATACTTCATTGAGCAGGCCAATAAACTGGTGGACACGCTCCCATATTCCGTCCGGGAAATGTACCGTATTTCCGCCGTCCGTATGTACTGAAACCCCGCCCGGCCCGGCGGGCATAATTGCCGGGCACCAACGCCAAAAAATCATTTTGAAGGGAGATTGAAACAATGAAACTGTTCAACATTTCCGCCGCTGCTGAGAAGGCCCTGGAAGCCTTCCATAACCGGCCCGCCGTCCCGGCCCCCTGCTACACCGTCCAGACCGCTTCCGGCTTTTCTGCCGCCGCTGAAACCTTTACGGGAGCCTTCCGGGCTATCCGGTACCTCCCGGCCCGGGAGCAGAGCACGGCCCGGATCTATGACGAAGACGGCTATATGCTGTACCGCTGAGAAAGGAGATAGAACAATGAACGATATCAAATACTTTATCAATAGCCTTATCCTGGCCAGCACGGAAGGCCGGGAGCCTATGACCGTTGAATCCGCCGCCCAGAGCCTGCAGGAATGGCATGCGGAAGGCTGGGAGGATATCCCGGAAGACCTGGACGCGGAAACGCTCGCCGCCCTCTGGAATGACGGAATCAAGGACAAGCCCCTGCACCGCTTCACCTTCTGCTGGAAGCGCGGAAGCGCCGCCGATAACATGATTGCCTTATTCAAGGCTGCCGGGATCCCCTGGCGCCATGGATCCTGTTTCAATCTGCAGGCCGTTCTGAACAGCTCCGGCTTTGTCAACGTGGAATATTACCATATCGCCGGGAAGATCTTCGGAATCACTGAGAAGCCCGTAACGGCCCAGGAATATTTCCGCTGCACGTCGGAAGAACTCTGGCAGGAAAAGCCGGACGCCGACGGCTATTTCCGGGAAGAACTGAAAGCCCTTGACCGGACGGAAGAACCGGGCCGGATCCTGGCCGGAAGCCTTCTGGAAGCGTTGGAAATGGCCGACGAATACCGCCGGGCCGGTTATGAGTCCGTGGATATCGTCGCATCCTGCCAGCATTACGGGCGCTATTACGTGCTCTGCAGCGGGTATAATCCGGCGCTCCGGGCCTGCTGAATACTGAATGACCGCCCCGCCCGCCGGGCCAGAATAGGCGGGCAGAAGGGAGAATAACAATGTCAAGCTATGTTGTCGAAAAAGAACGTTTTGTGAAGGCCGCCGGGATCCTGGCCGGAATCTATGAAGCTACCAGCCGGAACGTGCGGAAGCTCTGGGTATATGACTATGAACGCGGCCACGTTATGGAAGCCGCCGATTATTACGACCGCTTTTGTGAGCTGTTCCTTATGAACGCGCTAAGCGTCCAGGAACAGTATCACGACGCCGCCCCGGAAACGGACGACAACGAATACAAGGCCACCTTTGCCGCCTTCATGCAGCGCGGAAAGACGCTGATGATGTACCGGGACAAGCTCCCGAAAATGGTCTATGAGCTGGCCGACTTCTTCCGGGAAGTGCAGTACCAGACAGAGAAGGATGAATATATGTTCAAGATGCAGATGCTTTTCGGGAATATTCTCCGGGCCTTGCTTGACCTGGTGGATCCCTACAGCGACGAACGCATGAAGCGCACCATGTTTGAAATCTGAGCCGCCCCGCGCAACGCGCTATATATCAAAGAATCATAGAAGGAGGATCCCGCAATGAATACCATTACTTTCCCCGTCAATAACTCCGGCCTGCTGAAGCTCTCCCAGGAAGCTCCCGGCGGCCCCGTCGTGCTCTCCGGCAATAATGGCCGGGAGATAATCCCGCCCGGGGATATCGTCCAACTCTGCAACCTTTACCGCTATGTAAAGCGGGCCGATATTTCCGACGACTTTATCAATCCCGGGGGCCGCCGCTGGAAATTCTCCGGCGGCCTGCAGCCCGTCCCGGATCCGGCCCCGGAAGAATACTGGTTCTTTCTGTACCAGGACGGCGACGGCGGGATACATATACTCCGGCGGCCACTGGCTCTGGGTGACGACTCCACCGCCGCCCAACTTGACATAATCGAACGGTACCGGGAGAAGGGCGGGGCGCTGCTGGCCGCCTGGCCCGTCTGCCAGGTGGTGGAGCTGGCCGACCTGGACGGCCCCGGCACCGACTCCGGCCCGGATCCCGCCGCCCTGGGCCAGCCTTCCCCCTAACCCCCGCCGCGCCGCTTTTCTTGACTTCCGGGGTTATAACCGCTATACTAACCCCGGGGAGCGGCCCGCGCCGCGCCCGAAGTAAATCTATAATAATATATATAATAATATATAAAAAAGAAGGTTATAATAATGGCTCTTAAAGAATCCATAAGGAAAGCCCAGAAGGAAAAAGCCTATATCCGCCGTTACGGGTTGAAGCTGAACACGAACACGGACAAGGATATCATTGAATGGCTGGCGGCCCAGCCTTCCATGCAGGGCGCGATTAAGGCCGCTGTCCGTGCCTATATGGAACAGGAGGAACAGAAGTGTTAATATTCATTGTCCCGATAATCGGCGTCGTTGTCCTGGTTGCCTTCTTCGCCCTGGAACAGCACGCCAACAACAAACGGATCCGGCGCGGCGAGCCGCCTAAAGTGCATCACGACTTGACCGACGCGCCGCCGCCCGTGAACGTCATAGACTGGTCGCGCCGCGACTGAGCCGCCGCGCAACGCCGCGAAACCATTTCGCCCGGCAACGCCGCGAAACCATTTTACTTAATAACTCTTAATGCTGGTCGCCCTTGCTCCCGGGCGGCCTTTTTCAATTCATCAATAATCTGTTCCATGTAATCCCGCGCCTTTTTCATATCTTCCACCGCAAGCAGCGACATTTCCCGCTCCGTCCCGTGCAAGTATTCCGCCCTTCGCTTCACAATGATATCGTGCGCGTCCATGCACGGCAGAATACCCTTTAGAAACCCTTCCGCAATCGGCTTCCAGTCAACGCCGCCGTGAACATTTTCCCAGCAGGCTTCCTTCATGGCTTCCAGGCTTGTCATGCACCATTCCCTTAATGCTCTCAATGTAGCTTCCGTATGATACTCGGTCAGTATAACCGGATATTCAATATCCTTCATTTTGCCCCTCCCGTTACATTTACGTTTGAATAGAGTGTAAAGGTAATACTTACAAGATTATTTCCTATTATATATCCGAAAATCAGTATACCACGAAAACCATTAACCGACAATTTCTTAAAACGTCAAGTTAAACCCCCGGAACAACGCCGCAAAATCATTTTCTTTGGTAACGCCGCGAAACCATTTTGGCGGATAATCACACGAACGACGGCATATTCATTATCGCGTTATCCATGGCTTTCTGATCCAACCCCAGGTAATGTATCGTCGCTTCCTGGCTGCTATGGTTGAGCTGCTTCTGCACAATGGCAAGGTTCCGCCCTGTGCTTTCGTAAAGGTTCCACGCAAACGTCTTTCGCATGGTATGGCATCCGACGTGCTCATTGAATCCGGCCTTCTCTGCAATCTCTTTCATAATGTCATAGCACCGCTGCCGGGTTATCGGCTTTTTCTTCCCGTCGGCCCGGTTCCGCTGCCTGCTTCCCAGCGCCCAATCGTTTCCGTCCGGCTTGTTGCCCTTGTTATTCTCCTTCAGCGCCGCCATAATGGCCCTCCGCGTGTCCTCCCGGACATAGATATCCGTCATTTTCCCGGTCTTCTCCGCGATAATGCAGATTCTTTCCCGATCCCATACGTCCTTCACGCGCAGCGTGCACAGATCCCCAATCCGCAGGCCGGTAGAGAATCCCAGCAGCAGAAGCATATACCAGCTCACGCCGCCCCGGTTCCGGCTCTTGTCGTGCTCCTTTGCAATCGCAATCCACTTGTTCACCATGGCCCGGTCTTCAATCGGCTTTGTGGTGTGTGCTCCGGTCAACTTCGCCGCGTGCGCTCTCCGCCGTTCCTCCGCCGCCCTGGCTCTCTCTTCCTCCGCCGCCGCTGCCATAAACCCGTTGTCATTCGTCGGATATCGTTTCATAACCTTTCAAACCTCCTTAATACGT